GTTTACACTATACGTGATTTAATTTTATATTCAGAAAACAAACTGGTACAAAGGAACATACGTGTTTTAAATGAGTGTGAAGCATGTTCGTTTGTATTTGAGGGATGTGTATGTAATAATTGTAACTCTATTAAAAGAGACACACGAATGTTGATTAGATAAAATGACGCGATATCCTATCGTCACTACGCATACCACGCGCAACTTTTGTCATTTTCGAAAGTGATTGTATATGTTGCGCTGAGAGGAGACTCATAAAAACCCTTAAACATGAATGTTTAAAACGCGGAAATCGCATTCATCAATTTGCAACGTGGGTGAGGAGAAAGTTTGGTACACTCATCATACAACGCAAGACAAGTTATGGCGATGGTACGTCCCTTCCGTGTGTACTCTGTCGAAAAATGATAGACAAGTACAAACTGCGATGGAAGGCATACGACGGTGAGGCTTGGATAGATAGTCTCAATTCTAAACATGTACCAAAATCAAAACCAACAAACAAACAGCGCAGACTTTTACGTTTTGGGCTTAATGATTAACCCTAAAGCCGATTCTAGATTATTCTGGTTTCGTTTTAACGGTTTTTCACGCTTCAATTTAAGCGTTTCATTTTTACCAGTCGAACTGTTTATTTCATTCATCTTCTTTGTGTTTGAAATAATCGGTATAACCCTATCCTCTAATGGTGTACTATTTATCTCTTTGGGTTTCTCCTTATCTATAACGCTATTACTCCTAAATTCTTCTATGGAAAGATCACCACCGAATACATCGAGGCGTTCTCTGAGTGGAGCCATCACGATCGATCCCAATTTGTTATATAATCTTTTGCGCATAATTATGATATTACTACATATGATACCACCCCGTGTTATGCCGTATTTATCGATCGCATAACGTTTCATGCAACTCCAAGAGCAGAATATACCACACGTACTAAACTTGTTACGTTTCTCATCGTATCTATAAGGCAAACTTAAACGTTCACTTTCAAATGGATGGCAACACCACCAACACCACATAGTTTAGATGTGTATGTAAGTCTTTAAGTGTATATTTTTTTCTCAGTACATCACAAAATATGGGTGGTGGGGGAAGTTCAACCATCAATCAGGAATTTAACATGAGTGTCGTCAACGACATCATGTATAGCTCCGTTACGAATAATGAATCTATCAACGAAAATAACATGCAAAATATCCAAAATATGGAATTGAATATTTTGAGAAACGTTGGTTGTAATATAGAAACTGATCAAACCATTACATCGAGTTTCATGGCGACGACTGAACAAATTACAGACAGTTTCCAAAACGTTGAAAATGAGATCGTGAGTGAACTCCAGGCACAGGCGGGTGCGGCTTTGGATAAACAAACTCAAATGGGTAACATGCAATTCGGTGATCGCCAAAACGTCAATCAAACGATCAACACAGAAATCGAGAACATCGTAAAAACACAACTCGAAACGAATAACCTCACCAAAACGATAAACGAGGCGGTAAATATTCAAGGACAAACCATCAATATCGGCGAAACGATATGTTTTAATGGCGAGCAACTTTCATTCAAACAGAATATTTCGGCCGATCTCGCGGCGCAAGCTGTCGCGAAGAACTTACTTTCCGCTATGACGACCAATCAAACGTCAAATGAAATCATAACCAAGGGTGAATCCGCCGCCGCATCCATGGCCGGTGGGACCGCTGAAGCCATTGAATCGGCCGGTGAAGCTGTGACAGGTGTGGTCGGTGCGGTGACCGGTCCCATGAGGTCTGCGATCATTGGTGTGGTGTTGGTGTGTATTGTGGTAGTCATTGCCATGGTCATGATAGCACGGTCACCCGCTGGTCAGAAAAAAATCAAAAATGCCAGCTTTCCTACTACAGTGAAAATGCCCGGTATGCGACGACGTTAATTTCATTTTTGTTCTCTGTGGTGTACTGTGACCACTAAAAACAAAAATACATTTACAAAGACTCGAGGTACGCGATCAATTTTTCACGATCACCCGACTTCACGAGTGGGATGATCCGAGCGAGTTTTTCTTCATCTTCAGTCAACTCTTTCGCCATGCCGTAGACGATGAATGGGTTGATAAACTTTTCAGGAGACGCTTCCTTCACGTATTTCACCGCCTTAGAATCACTTCCTTCCAAATTCTCTCTCATTCTGATGGAACCGAGCCACACGACCAATGCGATGAGAGAAACAAATAACAAAATCGTATTAAGTTTAGTGTTCTTCATTTACAGTAGATAAAGAAATAAATTTTCTTTAATTCAATGATTTTAAGTATAGATGTAGGTATACGAAATTTGGCCATGTGTCGATTTGACGAAACATCTAATTTAGTCGTGAACTGGGATGTATCGGGTGTACCGCCTGAACACAAGGATGGTATATTCGTCTCCATGCGCAATCACCTCGATGAAAAGCCGTGGGTATTAGAATCAGACATCATACTCATAGAGAAACAGCCGGATAGAAATAAGAAAATGAAGATGGTAGAGAATTTTCTTCACGCATACTTTGTGATAAGATGCCCCAAATCTGAAACGATCATTTACGACGCTAAATTTAAGATTCCAGACGTGTGTGGACCGGGTAAAGCCCAGTATCTTAAACGTAAAAAGGTATCCATCGAACGATGTGAGGCGTTTTTGAATAGCAATCCCGTGAATTCACACTGGCTTCCCATATTCAAAGAATCCAAAAAGAAAGATGATCTCGCCGATACGGTCATGCAAGCGATTAGTTTTACGAAGCGCACGGAACCACTGAAGAAGACCGTGAACAAAAAATTAGTGCCGAGACGCCCGAACCAAAATCAAAAAGAGACGAGATATTCTAAATCAAACTTAGCTTGGATTTACGTTAATAAAGTGGACTGTGAATGTCTAGAGAAGAACAAGCGATTCATGAAGGATCTCAAGAGATACTACAGGACCATCGAAGATATGAAAAAAGAATTAGATGAAAAATATCTAAAGTAAATTAATGCTCAGGTATGCGGCGACATTCCGAGAATTATCACGTGTACTAGAAATAATACGTAACAGAGGTGAAAAGGTAATAGTTGATTACGCAAAAGAAAATTGTAAATCACGTGAAGCATATGAAATAGCTGAAACGACAAAGAGAATCATCACCTCGCTTCCCATGAATTCAATGTGTGCCATAAAACTTACGAGTTTTGGGTCGAGAGAAAATGAATCTGAAGCGAAAGATTATGCACATTCTATCATTAAATATGCGAAAACGCGTGGTGTAAAAATATGCATAGACGCAGAAGATGTGTTGTATCCCAAAATATGTTACGACATGATGGCGGAGCATAATACAGTGAATGACATCAATGTTTACAAAACGTATCAAATGTATAGAAAACACGCCATGCGAGAACTACTGTCTGATATAGACGACGCACACAAAGATGGATTTAAATTGGGGGTAAAACTCGTGCGGGGTGCATATTTAAAACGACAACCCGATTTACTCGAAACAAAGGCGTGTGTGGATAATCAGTACATGCAGAGTATGGCGTATTCTCTCGTGTGCCCACACGTACACACCATGCTCGCCACACATAATGAACGGTCGCTCAGATACGCAAAACGTTTTGACAAAGACCGTTACGTGACCGCACAGCTTTTAGGTATGGGTAAAAACATAGGAATAGATTACAGGTATGTACCAGTTGGAAATATGTTTGAACTCACCCCGTACTTAATTCGGCGTCTCAAGGAGCGCATGACGTGGGATTAAAATACCCGTGTAATGTAAGATGTTGGTCTCATTGATACTCATGATAACAGCCATGGTAGTGCTCGTGTTCTATGAAAACATCATGGCGGACAAGGGTATCATAGAACCACCACCCACCGAACAATTATACCAACCCATACAGCGCAAATCTCTATGGGAAGGTGCGATACTGGATGCGTGTACGATGAGTATGTGGAGAAAGAGTGGTGTGTGTTCGGAGCATGGAAAAATAAAAGAAGTCAGAAACGTATACGGTGGATGTAATGAAGGTCTAGAAACAGAACGATATACCGACTGTTGCTACGAGGGTG